GGTATGGAGTGTACAACAACACCTTCAGGTGGTACTGGTACGGTTCTTGACCTCGGTATCACAGGCGGTGACGTTGATGCATTTGTTGACGGTTTTGCATTTGATTCTGCTTCTGCAGGTGACTATGCAACCTTAGCAAACACTGCATGTCCTATCTTGGTTACATCATCAGACACTATTGATGTTCTAATTCAAGCTGCGACAACTGTTTCTACAGCAGGTAAAGTACGTGTTTGGGCAATGCTGATGGATGTTGATTCCATTGGTTCCGACAAAGGTGCTGATGAAGTCTCTCGTGACTACCTCGCATAAATAAACTTAGGGGGCTGCTTTAGGGTGGCCCCTTAAACACATCTGGAATTTTATAATGGCTGGCATTAATTTTAGGACTGCATCTAAGTTTTTAGACGTAACAGCTACGTCTGCTAGTACCTCTGGCAGTCCTAATAATGCTGATACTTTATTTACGTGTCCTGCAAGCCATGAAGCTGAAATAGTTTTACTTATGGTAGCTAATGAAGGTTCAGCTACTGCTAACATAGGAATACAGGTGTACCATGCAGACGATACTACATATCATTTTTTTGTAGCAAACGAAGCTATCGCTGGAAACTCTCACGAACATTACATTGCAAGTGGTCCTTTGTTTTTACATGAAGGTGATAAAGTATTAGTATTTAAACATAGTGGTTCTGCTTCTTTTGATGTTACACTATCTGCACGTTTATATTACACTCCTGCAAGACGGACATAATAATGGCAACTTTTATAAATCTAACAAACGAACTGTTACGTAGACTTAATGAAGTTCAGATTACAGAGTCTGAGTTTACTTCAGTTAAGAACGTGCAAGCTCTTGCTAAAGACTCTATCAATTCGTCTATCAGGCAGATGATGCAAGATGCTCAGGAGTGGCCTTTTGCATTGACTACAACAACACAAACATTGGCTGCAGGAACAGGAACGTATGATTTTCCCGCAGACTATTCTAAAGCAGACTGGGATACGTTTTACATTAGGCAATTAACCTCTGAAAATAATACGCCTAAGAAATTAACTCTTGTTACTTTTGATCAATATATATCCGCTCTTAAACCACTAGAAGATTTAGGTGGGGAAGGAGCTAGAAGCGATCCTGATTATGTATTTATGACACAAGAAGAAAAGTTTGGCGTTACACCTATCCCTGACGCTGCCTACGTTATTGAGTATAGATATTGGAAGTATCCCGCTGACTTAACTGCTAGTAGTGATACTGCATTAATACCTGATAGATTTAAGCACATTCTTATTGATGGTGCTATGATGTACATGATGATGTTTAGGTCTAACGAGCAAAGTGCGGCTATGCACGAGAAAAAGTTTTTAGATGGTATTGATATGATGCGTAGGCTTATCCTAGATCCTCCTATTAATATTAGATCTACTGTAATTAAACAACCCCTTAGTAATAGTCAACTTGGGTCTACCTTAGCCACTTCTGGTGCAGTATCTGATGGATTCTAACAATGTCTGACGCATTACAAACATATGTGTCTGTTATGGCTGGTGGACTTGTAACTAACGTTGATCCACTTACACAGTCAAACAACTTCTCAGGTAGTGCGGTACGTCTTGTAAACATGGAGCCTTCACTTGAGGGTGGATATAGACGGATAAGTGGGTTTGAAAACTCTTATGGTACACTTCCAGGTACAGGTAAAGTATTAGGACTTTCTGTCAACGGTGATATTAATCAGGGTGTACTTGGGTGTAGAGCACCTTCTTCTGGTAGCAACTATCTGCATTGGTATAATCACTACTATGATGTACCATTAGGTACAGGAGAAGGTTCAGGTTTTACTGTTGGTGAAACTGTTACAGGTGTAGTTAGTTCTGGTGACAGTACTCCCGTTGCAGCATCGGGTACGGTAATATCTAAAACTGCAGATGCTATTGTAGTAAACTTTGGAAGATTACCAGACAATGTATTTGCTACAGGTAACGTACTTACAGGTGGTACTTCTAGTGCAACAGGTACAGTATCAAGTACTCCTACTGTAATAGGTTGGACTGCAGTTACTACAGCAGGTAGCCCTACAATGACAGGGGTTGACGTAGTAAGGTTTGAACGTTATAATTGGACAGAAGAAATTTTACTACTGACTGATGGTGTTAATCCTGCAGCTAAGTATAACGGTACAACATATACGCAGATTACCCATGCAAATGCACCAACAGATCCTAAGTTTGCTAGTGCCTTTGCAAATCACCTTTGGTTAGCTGGCGATCCCGCAGAACCCTTTAACATATACTTTTCTGCTCCTAATGCAGATACGGACTTTGATCCAGCAAACGGTGCAGGTGTAATTAATATAGGTTTTACTGTAACTCAACTAAAAGCCTTTCGTAATCAGCTTTATGTATTTGGTCAGAACCAGATTAAACGTATTATAGGTGATAACTATTCTAACTTTACAGTAGAAAACGTAACGAATGACTTGGGTTGTGTTGCACCTGATACTGTGGTAGAGTTTGGTGGTGACATTATCTTCTTAGGGCCAGATGGTATTCGTCCTATTTCAGGTACATCACGTATTGGTGACGTTGAACTTGAAACTGTTTCTCGTGAAATACAAAAGACATTTGAAAACTACACAGCTAACGAGGACGTAACTAAACTTAAAGCTCTTGTAATACGAAGAAAGTCACAGTTTAGATTATTCTTTGAAGCTAACACTTCTTTGTCACTACTGGCAGCTATACGTAAAGGCCCAACAGCACAGTCTACATTTGAGTATAGTCAGCTTGTAGGTGTTGAAGCAACAGCAGTAGCTAGTGGTTACATAGGTCAGTTTGAGTTTGTATTACATGGAGACAGTACGGGTAAAGTACATAAGCAAGAAGAAGGTGATTCATTTGCTGGCTCTGAAATATTTAGTGTGTACCAAACTCCGTATTACTTTATGGGTGATCCAGAAGTTCGTAAGATATTTTATAAAGTTAAGACCTTTCTTAAAACTGAAGGTGAAGCCTTAATTAACGTAGGTATAGACTTTAACTTTGGTGACTCTGAGATAAACACACCAGAAAACTTTTCATTAACTACTGCAGGTGCAGCTTCTTTGTTTGATAACGCATCTACAATCTTTGATACAACAGACATATATGATGGCAACCCATCACCAACAAGATCAACAAATATAAGTGGATCAGGGGATTCTATTTCGGTATCTTACGTTACCAATAGTACAAGCCCAAGTCATACAATACAGGCCGTATCCATACTGTATGGCACAGGCGACAGGAGATAAAAAATTGGCAGGGTATACAAGACAATCTTCAGCAGACATTGTGGCAACAGCCGTTGTACGAGCTAACCCGTTAAACCTAGAGTTTGACCAAGTACTTGCTGCGTTTAATGCTTCAACTGGACACAAGCACGATGGTACTGCAGCAGAGGGCGCATACGTACCACTTATTGCTGATTCAGATGCACTTAATAAAGTAGTTATAGATACATCAAATAATCGTGTTGGTGTATTTGTAGAGGTATCTGCTGCAGCCGTAGAGCAAGTTAGATTCCAAGATGGTCTTATCACTCCTGTCACAGATAATGATATTGATCTTGGTACATCTAGCCTAGAGTTTAAAGACTTGTACCTAGATGGCACTGCTACTATTGATACTCTGCAGGTTGACGAGAATGCTACGATTACAGGCAACCTTACAGTAAATGGTAATGCTACTCTTGGTAATGCTGCTACTGACACTGTAACCTTTACTGCTGATATTGCTTCTGCACTTCTTCCTTCTGCTGATGATACGTATGACTTAGGTGCTACAGGATCTGAATGGCGTAATCTTTACATTGATGGTATTGCTAACATTGATAGTCTTGTAGCTGACACTGCAGACATTAACGGTGGTACAATTGATGCTGCTACTATTGGTGGAACAACTGCTGCTGCTGGTACGTTTACAACCCTTACAGCTACAGGTACATCTACACTTACTACTGTTGATATTAACGGCGGTGCTATAGATAACACGATAATTGGTGGTACTACTGCAGCAGCCATTACAGGTACAACTATTACAGGTACATCTCTTGTAGGTCCACTTACAGGAAACGTGACAGGCAACGTAACAGGAAATCTCACAGGTAACGTTACGGGCAATGTCACTGGTAATGTTACAGGAGACTTAACGGGTGACGTTACAGGTAATCTTGTAGGTACAACTTCAACAGCTAAAAACCTTAACCCTGCATCTGACAGCCTGTATGACTTAGGTACTACTTCTATTCGTTGGGCAAATATCTATGGTGATGCCGCTAATATTACTGCAATTACAGGTGCTTTGACAGGTAACGTCACTGGTAACGTAACAGGTAATGTTACTGGCAATGTTACAGGTAACGTGACGGGAGACTTGACAGGAGATGTCACAGGGGATGTAACTGGCAACCTGACGGGTAATGTCACAGGAAATGTTACAGGAAACGTAACTGGTAATGTGACGGGGGATCTGACAGGTAATGTAACTTCTACGGGTACATCTAGCTTTGCTATAGTTACAACATCAGGCAATGTTACCGTTGGTGGTAACTTAACTGTAAACGGCACAACAACTACAATCAACACAACCAATACTGTTGTTTCTGACTTGTTAATGGAACTAGGTAATGGTACTACAGGTACACCTTCTAATGATGCTGGTATTGTCATTGAACGTGGTACATCTGATAATGCCTTTATTGGTTGGGATGAAAGTGCAGATAAGTTTACTGTAGGTACAGGTACATTTACAGGTGCATCTACAGGTGATCTTACGATTACTACAGGTACACTTGTAGCCAACATCGAAGGTAACGTTACAGGTAATCTTACAGGAAATGTGACGGGTAATGTTACTGGTAATGTTACAGGAAATGCAGACACTGCAACTTCTGCAGCAGCACTAACAGGAGATGTTACAAAAACAGGTGACTTTACTGTAGATGCTAGTGGTGATATTATTTTAGATGCTGATGGTTCTCAGATTTATTTTAAAGATAACGGTGGTATTAAATATACTTTTAACTTAGATGCTACGCCTTCTTTAGATGTTTCTGGTGAGTTTACCTTAGATTCTTCTTCTAACATCACGTTGGATGCAGATGGTGGTGATATTATATTTAAAGATAATAATATTACTGCAGGTAAGATAGATATATCAACAGTTAATGAATTAAACTTCCATTCAGGCAACAATAATGAACAGTTTAAAGTTGTAGGTACAGGTGCTATTGTTGTAGGTGGTCTACGTGTTGGTGATACTACAGCACCTACAGACAATGATATTTATGCTGTAGCTGATATTGAAGCTGGCGGTACAATGACATTTGGTAGTTTGTCAGA